CAGAAATAACAAAGTAACGACCGGAAGGTCATAATTTTAAAAAGGGAGTACGGCGAGATGCCTTGGAAAAAATCAGCAGACGGAAAAAGCATTGAAATCGGTACGGATGGAAATCCGGTTTTCGTGTATCCTGAAACAAATGAAGAAGCCGAAGTGAACTTTGATTCAACTCTGAAAAAGATTTCTCAGTTGAACAACGAAGCCAAAACGCACAGACTGAAAGCGGTTGAACTTGAAGAACAGTTGAACGCAATCAACGAGAAATACGGAAGCATTGACGTTGAAAAAGCACTGGAAGCCTTGAAAACACTGAAAGCTCTGGACAAGGGCGAACTGATGACTGCTTCAAAAGTGAAAGACTTTGAAAAGCAGTTGCGTGATGAGATAGGCAAAGCATACGAAGGCCGGATTCAGGAAATGTCGAAAACATTTGAAACCGAAAAGCAGAATTACTCTGCTGAAATTGAACAACGTGAACGTGAAATACAAAACAGTATAATCGACAAACACTTACAGGATAGCATTGCTGCCGGTGCTCTCGGCAAGAAAACTATCCTGAAAAACCTGCGGTTGGCAAAGGGATATTTAGGGTCGCAATTCAGGATTGAAAACGAAGACGGCAAGCGGAAACTTGTTGCTGTCAACTGGAATTCTGACAGGCCGATCATGAGTTCAAGACCTGAAAAAGCAGGTGAACCGGCAGACTTTGAGGAAGCATTGAACGTGCTTTTCAACAACGACCCGGCATTTAATACCATTGCTGCTGATCTTCATGGAGGGGCAGGTTCGACAGGCGGCGGGGGAAAAGGTGGCAGTCAGGCAATGACAACTGTGGATTTTTACAAAGAAATATTTGCAAACGCAGGCAAGCGGAACGCTTAAACCTGCAAAGGAGTTGAAACAATATGGCAACTTTGAAAGAACTTTCTGATTTGTATGCGAAGAAACAGCCTACGCAGGTTGATTCGCTTACAGAGGACGCTCCGATTCTGGCTATGTTCCCGTGGGAGCCTGCGTCTCATAATATGTGGAATGTTTACGCCGACGTGGCGAAAATTACAGGGCCGTCATTCGTTGATCTGAACAAGGCACTGCCGACTGTCAGTATGGACAGCGACATTAAACAGTTTGACCTTGCCAAAATGGGCGGTCAGATGACAGTCCCGTTTGATACTGCTCAGAATTGGCCTGGTGGCGCTGCCGGTTATTTTGCGAATCAGACACCTTCCATCCTTCGTGAAGGTGGCGCAAGTGCAGAAGCAAGTATTCTGTATAATACTTTACGTGCATATGCACTGGCTAACGGGTACGCACTGGAACCTGCTACACCTGTAGGCGATGCGAAAAACTATTCCATTGTCGCTGTGCGGTTTGTTTCCGGCGTTACTACCGGCCTGTATAATCCGCAGGGTTTTTCCCAGGGAGCGATGCTTGAGACTGTTCCGATTAACGGCGGGGCCGTTTACGATATTGGTTCAGGTATCTACGGCTTTGGAGCGATGCTTGTCGGGTATTTTGGTGTTCAGGTGGCAGACCCCAGGACTGTAGGAACCATTGTAAACATTCAGCCCACAAAAATTCCTACAGCGTTTCAGGTTGACGACTTGATTTCGATGGTTCGTGGAACACCTTCAAACACTTATCTGTTCATGCACCCAAGAACTCAGGCAATGCTACAAACACTGAAAGAAGGATATATGCAGATGACTGTAACTGAAAACGGGATTAATCTGGTAGTTGCTGCTTGGAACGGAATTCCGATTATCACAAGTTATAATTTCCTCAACGGAACTGAAGCCGACGTAACGATCTAAGGAGGTGGAAACAATGTATAACCATGAATTGAAGGCCGGTGATTGTTATTATGCTGATACGCAGACAGTCCCGCAGAATGATAGTGCTGACGGAAACGGCGGAGCGATTAAACTGTCAGGAACGAATGCCGGGATTGAGATTGTTGCAGTCGTGACGACGGCACTTGCTCTTGCTGATACGAAGGTTTTCAGTATTGTATTGCAGGAGAGTTCCGACAACGGAGTTGACGATGCGTTCGCAGCGAAGGAAACGCTTTACACCGTTACTGCTTCCGGTGCGACTGCTGTTGCATTGAACACAGAACTTGCACGGTTCATCATTCCGACTGACACGGAAATGTACACAAAAGTGGTGATTACGTCAGACGATGCAGCAATGACCGGTGCTGTAAGCGTTTACGGTCGCTATGTCGCAAGATAATTTTTAAACAAACCTATCATTCTGTTTTGCTTTAAAATAAGGGATTGAGCGCATGTTACTTTATTCGACTGATGAAGATATTAACTTAATACGCAGGTCATTGAAACAAGCCATGCCGAAAGACGTTTCTTCATGGCTTGATTTCCATAAACAGTGTTCCGGAATACTGGAAACCGATCTGACTTTGTTATTTGTTCAGAAGTTCGCTGACAGTCCTGCGTTCAATCCCTTATATTTGCGTTCCGGATTTCATTACAATTCAACAGAAACAACAGCAGTCGCACAGTATGAACGTGTCTATGTTGACTATGAACACGGAGCGGGGGGCAACCGCAATTCTGTTTACATGCTCATCGGTGATGCTCTGACAATAACGGATTTACAGACTGTTGACTTTTCTGATGATACCGTATGGCTCGAAATCAATAATCAGATGAGACTTGCAGCGTCGTATCTCACCATTGCTTTAATCTATGAGTACCTGTCAACAGACCGTGCTGAAGAGGACGGTTTTTATCGGCAGCACAAGATATACATGGACAAGTATAAAGAAGAACTGCAAAAGCAGCATGATATAGGCTTTTCGTATGACTGGGATGCAAGCGGTGACGTTGACTCTTCTGATACACAACCTGAATCACTTGAACTTGAAACAACGGTTATTTGGTAATGCCTGATATTAATGACATATTTGATAATGCACAGATTGAACTTTCCGACTTCGCTGATAAAACGGAAAAGCGGATGCTTAAGGCAATCAAAGCATTGGAAGAAAAGATCATTGATATGATGAAAGACGGTTTTCCGGAAAACGGGAAACAGCTTACATTAAAGGCGGCAACTGATTTACAGAAACAGCTCGTTGAAATTGTTCAGAAAGATTTTGCGTATAATGTCCAGGCAATAACATCAGAATATGAAGACATACAGGGTATTATCCAAAAGCAGTTTGAACTTGCCGGGATTGAGATTGAGATTGCATCTGTTGACAAGGCTCTGGTAAGTCAGCTTGAATCCGTGATTGAAAACAATTTCATGCACCTTGCGGATGAAGCTGTTGAACAGATTGCGCAGGGTTTATATAACAACGTGGCCGGTGCGACTTCGTTTTCTGCTTTTGTTGACACTATAAAGGCTTCGCTGACAGGACTTGAAACGACTGGCGGCGTTCCGTTGTCTTCGTATGCAGGGCGTTATGCTCAGGATTCGGTAATGAACTTTTATCAGACCATGAATCTTAACCTTGCGAAGAACGCCAAGCTGACTGAATTTATGTATTACGGCAACGTTTCAAAGTCAACCAGGGCCTTCTGTATTGCACGGGTAGGAAAAACATTTACCAAAGCAGAGATTGACAAGTGGAATTCCTACAGTTGGAAAGGGAAGTCCTGCGACGTTTGGATATGCAGGGGCGGATATAATTGCAGACATCATTTAATGCCTGTTAAAACGGAGTGGCTTGATGCAGGTGATTTGAGAGTGGGCAATTACTTTGACGAAAATCCTGATGAATACACGGATGCTTTGAAATCGGAAGTCAGCAAAGAACTGAAAAGGCTATAGGACATGGCGAATCGGATTATAAATGTTGACGTTTCTGATGCTTTAAACGGGTTGAAACGGATAAATCTTGAATTCGGAAAACCGTTCTTAAACGAACTTGGGGCGTTTCAGATTTCAAAAATAAACATCCGAACAAAGGCAAGTAAAGACTGGTCAGGGCTTCCGTTTAAGCAGTATTCCGAAGCATACAAGAAATTCAGGCGTGAAAAAGGGAAACCTGTAAATAAGCCAGATCTGATATTCAAAGATCAGATGCTTGCATCTATGAATGTCAGAGTATTGAAAGGGCCGAAAGTCAGTGTAGGTTTTCCGGGGACGCAGGTTGACAAGGCAATATGGAACAATGCAACAAGGGAATTTTTCCGATACAACGATTCTGATGTTCAGAAAATCCGTGAAATGGTAGATGCCGAAGTGCTAAGAATCATCCGTGCAAGCGAGGGATAATGAAACCTGCAAACATTCAACTTTTGGACATACTGCATGAACGACTTGGAAATATCAGACAGGCAAACGGATATTATAATACTATCGAAGCCATTCACAGAACGCAGTCTGACCCGTGGGTGATTGACGTTCTGCCTGTCCTGAATTACTGGCCAACCGGGTTAACTAACCTTGAACACAGACATCGGATTGACATCAGAACGCTTTCCGTTTCAATAGGTGCTCTTGCACAGGTTTATGAACAGAATTTCACAGATACAGCGGAAGCGCTTGTCACTGATGTAATAACAGCGTTAAACAGACATCCTGACGCTCCGAAAGTATCTGACGCTGTTTCACTGAACTTCGGAAACACAGTTTCATCTTTTAATTATCTTGCTCACGAATATCTTGTTTCAAAAAATGATGAACCGTGGGCAGGTGCGCTTATAAGTGTTGAAATAGTTTACAAAGCAAAACAGAATGATTTATATAATTTTGAACAATAGGGGGCAGCAATGGCATTAACTAAGACAGCAGGAAACGCATTGATTCAGTATGAATCATCCGTTACCGAATACACAGAAGCATTGACAGACTCAGGCGATCATATTGTATTCACCGGGACACCGGATGTTTACAGTAACAATGGCTCGCTCGCACCTTCCATCATGCCGGACGGTATCATAACAGGTATCGGTATCCTTACACCGCACGTTGACAATGATAAACTCAGTTATGCGGCGTTTACAGCATACGTTTCCGGAGTTCTGAAGACAGTAACGGCAAGCACAGTTACTATCACACGGGCAAGCGTAAGTGATTACGTTATCAACTCGATTCAGTATGACGGGTCAACAGTTTCAGCAGTGAAAGGAGCAGAGGGCAGTGCTTTTGTTACAACAAGGGGCGCAGCAGGTGGCCCGCCTTACATTGCGGTCGGTTCAATCGAAATAGGACAGGTTAAAACGACTTCGCAGACTGCCGGGGCAATTGAAACGTCAGAAATCTTTCAGTCTGCGAACGGCGGAACACAGGAGAGATATGATTATCCGAACTTTTATACGCCGAACGCACTTGGTGACGGTAACGCCGCTGATGATGCAGACAAGGTAAACGCATTTGTTGAGTTCGTAAAAGCGCTTGCGACAAGTCACACCGGCGATACTGTGAAGGGTGTTTATGCAGTTCTGAACGAGCCGGACTTTACAGACATTGAGGTTTCCGACTCGTGGGTTCCGGCAAGTGAAACGCCAAGTTCAAGTTCAACCCAGGTCTACAGGCGCACAACTGCTACACCTACAAAGAGCCTTGGTACTGCCGGTTTTACGATATACTGGAGCGACCCGACAAAGAACCCGTTGCGTAAATTGGATGGTAAAACTTTAACGTTTAAATTCTTTCCTGATGCGGATATTACAACTGAGTATGAACTTACGCAGGGCGTCGTCGGTTTTGCTCCTACATACGGGGCAACAGAAGACATGCAGGCGGCGGTCACAATAGCGGCAAGTACAAAAACAGTAACATTCGGATAGGCCGG